ATCGTGACCACTCCAACCACGGATGCACTTTGTTACCTCTTCACGGAAAACTTTTGTTTTGTTTTCGGCATCTACTCCTTCGACTGGATACTTTGAGAAGGTGAGAGTTGTAGCCTGCTCGATGACTTGCCTAAAAGGAGGTTGAATTCGGCTAACCATCGTGGAAAGAAAACCAGTAGGACGATTAGACCTCCAATTTTGGCCCATGCTTTCCAGTTTTTTTGCAGCATATGGAGGCTCATTGTTGAGTTTTTTCTGAATCAGTTGATTCTTGCGATTCCTTTCGACATTCTGCTGTTTAAGCCTGCGATAAGCAGAGTGCGCTTGTGCGGCATCTTTGAATGTCCGTTTAACCTGCAAAGTATCTTTATTGACAACATCGTTATTGCCAATAGTGGGATCAACAACATCCAGATCAAGAATGCGAGGCTTGTCGTAAGAGTTGGTAATGCGAGGTGATTTTGTCGCATATGTATCCGTTACGATAGCGGGAAGTGGTTTAAGGACATCTGCCATATTATTTAATATTCATCCAACAATTTTCTGGAAGAGAAGTTGCTTGCGAAAGTTTTGCCTTGTCAAAGAAAATTGCGCTTCGATTGTCATGCCGCATCAAGTCGCATCCACCTAATTTGCTTGACGATTTCGTATCTCTTCCATTTCGGATTGAAGCTGAAATGCGTTCCGTTGAAGTCACGCACGATCCACAACCTCCGCGCCAATTTTTATTGTATTGACAACCCTTGCAAATCTTGGCTCGTTCCTCGGCGAGTTCATCTGAAACAAGATTGTTTGCAGTTTTGGAATTAAGAATGTTTCTTGCCCAAATTGTAATGTCATTCAGCAATGTTTGCTGTTTTGTTTCTGGATGGATGCTCGTCACAACAACCATGTCAACCCCGTGACAAAAGTTAGGCCAATTGGAGCAAATGTAACTATTGACATCGCTTTCAACATCGCCAACAGGCAAATGGTTTTCGGCGCGATAATCCGTAACCGCTTTAAGCAGTCCTTCATACGAGTGAGACGTTAGTTTCGCATCAGAATCGTAGTAATGCCATCCACCCGGAGGGATCATTCCGATAATTACTTTTGCCATGAGTTCGATCCTAATATTCTAAAGCGTTAAATTTTGCAAGCATAATTTATCATATATGATAAATAAAGCAAGTAATCGGCACTTAGTGCATCATATTTGATAAATAAATCAAACCACATTTTATTATACGCTATCTTTGATATGTTTCATTTATTCGCTAAAATCAATAAATTCCATTTTATCCACGATAGAAGCCATTCCACGATCCATTAACCTCGGCACTTCTTTTTTGCCTTCAATCATAGTCGCAGTTGAGCCTGCGCGTTGTCTCATTAGAAACACAAGCATGGAAAGTGAATCCAGTGCGTCAGGTGATGGTTGCCGTGTGCGCTTAACATAATCTTTTTTACTTTCCACACGAACCATGCCTTTACCTTTTTGCATATAACGCCTTCCAGTTGCTTGGCGCACAAGCTGATCGTTGCGGAACCCCGGCGATATTTTTAGGTATTCAAACTCAAGATACTTGGATAAACCAAACAAAAGTTCCGTAACAACCCCGTTGTAAAGCTCGCTTGCCTTTTGCGTGTCATCACCAAGGATATGCGTGTCCGTTGCCGCCCAAGAATAATTCACGCCCATGACCTCACTACCAAACAATGTTTTCAATGAGTCGTGAATACCCGCGCCATTTCCCGTTCTATCAACGCATAACCAGTTCGGAGAAATTTTCATGTTCTTGCAGAACTTGATGATGTTTGCCGTTTGCTCCAGTGTTGCAGCTTTCGGGAATGTCATCTGTGAATCCAACTGAAGAACAGTTCTTGGAGATTTAAAGTCAATAAACTGACCACTCATTGGTGTCCATCCGTCAGCAAGCCCAAATCTGCCAAAGGAACAAACAACAGTGTCATTGCCTTCCAATGCCAAGTCGAACGCTGCCAGAGGCACTACAGGCCCAATAAAGCGCACGTTACCCATCGCGTTATCAAGCATCGATGGAGTGATAATCGCCATCGATACGCCTTCTTGCGGAAACCAACCACGCGCCATCGTGAAGTATTCGGCAGTCCTGCCTTTTGCTTCGTATGCCGTGTAACCTTCGTTCGTCTGAAGACCGGGGAAAACAATCTTGCGTTCGATAACGTTTTCGCATCTCGCGGCATCAAGTCGCAAGACGTGCCATCCATCGCGTGAATCCCATTCAAAGTCATCCTCGCAATCAACCGATCCCCATCCACGTTCTGGTTCACATCGCTTGCCAAACTCGCTTGTTCTGTCCTTCGGGTTGCTTGCCGCAAAGATTTTGATTCGACCCTTTGCGCCTTCCGAATCAGCGGCAGACAAGATGTTTTGCAAACCTTCCCAAACGCCAGCAGGAACCTCTTCCGCTTCGTCCAGCACAACATGAGTTCTTGACATTTGCCCCCACTTCGGATTCGCCTTTCCTGCTCTTGGACTTGGGTGGAATCCACGGAGCGTTCCAGTTCCGCTATCGCCTTTCGGAATAGCTACAAGATGAATTCCGTTTTTAGAGTCATTATTTGCCTGTATGCTTTTTACAAGTGTTTCGCTTCCTTCAAATTCTGGTCTTACTAATGCAGTCGTATAAAACTTTTTAATAGCAGCAAATACGTTACGTTGAGCGTGTTCAGCAGTAAGTGAAACAACTTTAATGCAAGTGTAGTGAGGATCACGCATCCAGTCCAGCAGAAACCATGCCGCTGCACCAAACGTTTTGCCCATAGCACCAGCACCTTGGATCAACAACTTGTCGTGATCAAACAAGCACCTCCAAGTGTCCATCGAAGATTGTGGTCGCCAATCGTAAACCTGCTGCCCCCACAAGACAGTTGCCGCTGCCTCAAATTGATCTTTGTTAAGCAATTCGTTTACAAACTGCAATACAACATTTTTTGCAAACGGCAGGTCTAATTTAAAGTTTCCAGTTGTAGTTGAAACATTTGTAATAATATACTTTGCGGCAAGCAGTATCCCGCGATCTTCATCAGGCGCGTTATCAACCTCGGCACGAATTTTTTCTGCCAAGGCAATTGCGTTTTTAACATCTGCTGTCAAATTAGTTCTGGCAATTTTCTGTTATGAACCATTTCGTTTATTACCTTGCGAACATGATGTAAAGTGTCAACGCAGCATAGTTTACGCTCGCCAGCATCATCATCAATGTAATGCGTAAATTCTCCAGTGTGGTAACGCACGGCAGATCGAAGTTCCTGATCAATGTCGTTCAGTGTCAACAACGCATCCAATCCAGCGCAGGCGTATTTAAAATCATACTCCTGCTCTGGCAGGTTAAATTCAAGAGTTGCTTTCGCTTCCATTTTCAATTTTTCCTTCCGATAACCAAATGCGGATGTTTGACATTTCATCAAACTCCTTGCTCCATTGTTCTTTTGTAATTTCTCCAGACATATATTTGTCGTTGGATTTCCTTTGCGCTTCTGCTCTTGTCATTTTACCTCCAGTTTTCGTCGTTTTCTTTGAACTCATTAATCTCCTTAATAGCATCAACAAGGATTTCACGCAACCTGTTCAATGCGCCTTCATAGCTGCTCCAGTTTTCTTCAACATGGTCGTAAACATATCCATTGTGGATAACACGATACACTGGATTCTTGCCATAACTCCACTTGGTTTCGACATACCAATGGCAATCACGATCCTTGTGATGATCTCCACCAATCAAGTCATACCATTCTTGCGTTAGTTTAGTTATTTCTTGTTCTATATTCATTTTTACAAGTTTATATCCAGCCTCAAATCCACCTCTATGTATTTCCTTGCCGTTTTCTTTAACAACAAAAACCGATGGTTTGCCACTATGATCCCAAAAACTGGTTTTCATTGCGTATTTTTGTTAGAATCTGTCACAATTCGACAGATATGTGCAAGAATTTTGTTTATCTTAACAGCATCATTTACCCTGCACGAATTAATGCGCGTTGGATGAAACTCTCTTTCGCTATCACTCACCTCAACAGTATTCAAAATATCCAAGAATTCTTTGCACAATGATTTCAAATCTTCAAGTTCATATCGTAGTTGATACGTTTCCTTTGGAGTCCAATCGGCTGGACATCCACATTCTCCCGCATCATACGCATGGCACTTGCAGTCCTTGCCTGCAAAATAGTTTTTAAGATTCTTTCTCCCCTTCTTCATATCCCATCTCCTCAGATAACCTCGCATGAAATGTATCCTCGCCATCGTCTCCAGATAACAAGTAATCTATGCGCCGAATATACGTAGCGGCAGTAAGAATAAATGTAACGCCAATCAGTAGTTCGTAAATCGTTTCATCACTATAATTCCTTCCAATCAGTTGACCCCACTCGTCAACCTCCTGCGAAGCGTTGTTATCAACGATCTTTTGAATTTCTTCTGCAACATCCTCCAACTTATATTGCACATAATTAAAATGTCCTCCGCTCATAGTTTAAAAAAGTTCTGATCCAACCAAGTTATTGCTACTCCAGCGTCAATTACATCTTTTGGCTCAATGCAATTGTCGCTGATTATTCCATGATCCTGCAATGCGTTCATAGCCTTTACTGGATCAAGTTTTTCATATTCAATATATTGTTCAAGTGAATTCATTGTTTTCCGAAGATCGTATCAAAAATGTTCATTGCATCTACATTATGTTTAATTGGTTCTGGATAATCATATTCCTCATCATCATCTTCAAACTCTTGATTAAATCCAGACTCAAACGCAACATCCCAAGTTTGGTTAAACATTTTACGCAAACCTCTTGCAGACATTGTTACTGTTCCCAATCCATCAAATGACGGATTCCTCTCAACATACTTTGCCCATAATTGTTGTTTAGTCATTTTGATTTTTTTATTTTCTCCAAATCACCACGCAATTCAGACACAACTCCGAATTTATCGTTTTCAAAATCTATGTCAGCCAACGCGATAGCGCGATCTGCGATATAAATTAATTCTTTGACTTTTTCCATCGCATCGTCACGCTCGGTGTAAACTTTTTCAAGTTCACCAATCATGCGGTCAGGATGTTCTGCTTCGCGTTGAGCGTCGAGACGCAATCTTTTAATTTCGTTTAGTAACTCGTTACGCTCGCCTTCAAGTTTCCAAGCCAGAGCAGAAAACGCTTCGCTTGCATTTTGTGCTTCGTCGCGCTCTTCGCACAATTTATTAACCACAAGCATATGCTCGGTGGCGAGGTTGTCGTATTTCTCTTGAGCCTCGTCGCGGCCCATTTGCATATCTAATAATTTACATTGAGCCTCAATTAACTCTTTATGAGTTCGATGATGCCATTTCATCTCTTCGTCAAGTTTCTCCCTCGCCTCGTCGCGCTCGCGTTCCAGTTTGCGAGCAAATTCCACATCGCAAACTTTATATTTTGAATAATGCGGCCAAAATGACTCCGCATCTGTTTCTGGTGCGGGTCGTTTAATTTTTTTTATCTTTAAGTTGTTCAAGTTCATTGCGTAATCTCTGTGCATTTGTTTCATTGAACCATGCTAAATCATCAATCGCTTGCTCCGCAATTTTGTGCGCTTCGTCTCGTTCACGGAAGGCTTGTTCTGCCATCTCATTTGCTTGCGTGTAATGATTTAATTGGACGCGTAACCTTTGAGCTTCATCCCGCGCCTCGTCGCGCTCACGCTCCAGTTTGCGGGCTACCTCTGCATGGACAAATGGGCCGCTCCAATCCATTTGCAGGTAGCTTCCCTCAAGCCGCCCGTGGTGACTGGAAAGCGCATAGCCACAACTCGCATCTGTCTCTGGTGTGTCACTCATATCCATGCTCCATTCTCAACTTGCTCAATGTTGATCTGGATGCTCCACAAATGCGTCCAGACCGATTGCTCTTGCAACCATCCGAAAAATGTTGACATGGCATCTGGACTTGACTTTGCCTTGGTAAACAACTCGCCACTGAATATGTTTTTTGGCGAGCTATATGTAATTCTGTATGTATTCATATATTTATTAATTCTATTCCGAAATCTGCCGCGAGAAGAATTGTTGATTCATCCGTTGGATAGGTTTCGCGGTAAACGATACGCCTGATGCCATACGATGCAAGAGATTTTAAACAATTATTGCACGGCAGCGTTGTAGACGCAATCAACCGACACTCATTTGGCTTGACATGACGCAATGCGTTCTGCTCCGCATGGACAACATATTTCCGCCTGCGCTCACGATCACTCCAGTCCTCCACCATGTGCGCTGGAAATCCATTGTAACCACAAGCCGCAATCGTGTTGTCATGCCGCAACAACACCGCACCAACTTGCCTCCACGGGTCTTTGCTTTTCTTCGCAACCACCTCGGCAATGCCAAGTGCGTATTCATCCCAATCAGTCATTGCATTCCCTTCAAGATTTTGTTTATCGCAAGCAAACGCAACCGCTCGTTCTCATCAGCCAATGATTCATGCGGCAACAAGTCTGCATCGTTGTATGCAACCACCGCATCAGGAGCGGCAACGCCAGTGTACGTGTTCTGCTCAACAACTGGAGCGACATCTGAAGCCTTGTCTTCACGCAGATACATTTCCTTCAAGTTCGGCGTTGTTCCTTTGGGATATGTCAAGACTCTTTTCTCCGTGTATGTCTCCTTTGCTGTGCCGCACGCGCACAATGCCAAGCAGGATGCAAGCAATATAGTTCTCATTGGCATGACTCGCACTCTTCACCAAGGTTGCAGGCAACACGCTCGATCTTGACATCTCCAAAGTCATCTTCAATGTCTGGAATAGTTTTTTCTTGCTTGACTTCCTCTTCCTTGTCTGCCCTTGAAATCGCCTGGTCGTTGCTGTAGCTGCCGCTCGCATAGCGTTTGCTTAACTTCTCCCTATTGGCAATAATGCAATCTTCAAGCGACATATCAAGCTCGTTCAGAAGCCCAGTAAGATAAAACAAAATGTCTCCTGCCTCTTCCTTGATGTTGTCAATATCAATCTGCTTCTGGTAGACGCAATGCTTCTTGACGGCATCAAGCAACTCGCCCGCCTCTCCTGATACTCCTACTGCCATGTGCAACAAATGCGCTTGCTGTGGTGTCAACTGCCTGACGATCTCATCCCTCGGCTTGACGATTGAATTTACGAACTGCTGGTATGGTGTTGTATTACTCATTTTGTGTATGTGCTGAAATATGCTTTACCAAAACATCCTGACTCCGCAAGGTGAATCGTCTGCCCCTCCTTGCCAATCCATGCGTCCAGCTTCTGCTTTGTCAACTCAATTGGGTGACCATCATGTGCTGGCACGTCAACCCACTCAAAAATGCGAAGTGTTTTAGCTGCGTTCAGCGCGTTCTTGATGATGCGTTCTGGATCGTCCGTATGCTGGAGGCAGTTGTATATCCAGCACTCGTCATATCCTTGCTCAAAGATGTCCTCACCACGCACCACCAACGAATCAATCCCTTTCGCGGAATACCTGTCATATGTCCACATTGGATACCACAACGGATCGACAACCATTGAACGCGCACCAAGGTTGATCGTCTTGAGTAACATCGATGTTGGCCCACCACCAATGTCAATGATCCTCGCCCCACCTACATCAAACGAGTAGCCAACTTGCTTCAAGCCCATGTAGCGAGCGTAAACGTAATGCTTCTGATCCTCGTCGAAGGTATTGCAGCAGTCGCCCCAGTATTGCGATTCAAATGTGTAGTCACTCATATTTTATTTCCAATTTGGAACTACTGATTTAAGTTTGCGAAGTGTGCAGTCATCTCCATCTGCCAAATGACGATTCTCCTCTAATGTGGCTATTATAGCTTCCAGTGCATTGTTTCGCTCGCGTCTCAGCGTTTCCAATGTAATGCTTGGATAAAATCTTGTCATGGCATCAATCCCGTTGCCTTTGGCATACCACCCCTCACCAGTGTAAACATCAAGGACATCCTCGAAATACTTCTCATACATTGGCGCAACATTCTCCAGCGTAAAGTTTTCGCCAAACTTTCGGCAGTCATACGGATTGATGCAATCAATACTTTTGATGGCATCTACGAAGTCACCCATAGTGCGGCATCGATAACCTGTAATGCCGTGCAAGTTGTTCTCGGCAAATGATCCCCAATCGGTCGTGATGGTAGGCGTGCCTGACAGCAAGTTTTCAATCTGGACACCTCCAAACGGTTCGACATACATCGATGGAAGGAACGATGCCTTCGCGCCTGCCATGAGCTTCCTGCGCGTTGCTACGTCTGCGTAGCCTACATACTCCACATGGCTTGGCAGCTTGTAACCTTCTTCCTTTTGCCCTGCTATCACCAGCTTGACTCCAGCACGCTCCGTAGCCTGTATAGCGACATCCACGCCTTTGCCGCTGTAGACCCTGCCAAGGTAGAGAAAGTAATCCTGCTTGTCGCTCACGAAGTCGAAATCGTCGGCATCGAAGTAGTTCGGTATGACAACATCATACCAGTCCTGCTTGCATGAACCGACGGCAGATAGTCCGTAGTAGGCATGGTAAATTGCATATGATTCAAACACCTTGAACCTGCACCAGTGTCCTCCTGCGTAGCCAATCCCCGGCTCAACCGCTATGAGGTCTGGATGCGCGTCCACTACTGGACGCACGCCAGAACCCCAAAACGGCAGGATGAAGTCATGTTTGCGCTTGCGCTTGCCTACCTCGCGGATGGCGTTTGCATAGAAGCTACGATACGCATGGTCGTTGGTATCAAACTTGAAGAATGTCTTGCGCCAGTCGTGTGAACCATAGGACTTTTGGAAGTCGTCATTTGTCAATACGCTAACGTGTTCAGTGCATCCAAGAATACTATCCTCGTGTCCGTAGTGGATGACTTCGTGACCACGATTAGTCATCATCTTGCCGAACTTAACTACCTTCTGCGTATAGGCGCAGGCATTAAACTCTTTGCTTGTAACTGTGTGCGGAAGTCCTAATATGTGGAATCTCATGTTATTTAGTTTTGATCTCTGTGCGTGTTAGTGCGTTATACATATCTGATGTTGATTCTCCCGCACGGAAACAAGCCTTGGCATCATCAATTGCCTCCTCCAGTGCCAGAATGTAGCAATTGTCCTCCGCTGCATTGCGACGAAGTGACTTTATGACGGAATGGAGGCTATGAATCTCATCCTCCATTTCCATTATATATGACTTGTCGATAAATGTTTCCGCTAAAATTTCAGTTGATAACTTCATATAATCTGTGTAGTAGATAATTGACTACTTCTCGCCCTGTTCCAACGCAAGTGGTTCAGCGTTCTCCAGTTCGATGACTTCACGCTCGTTGCCGCGATTAGGTATAGTGAACGATAGCGTCAGGTTCTGATTGTTATTAGACTCAAGCTCGATCTTGTCACCATACTTTTTAGGAGCAATCTTGCTTGATGCCCACTTCAGAGCATCCATGCGTAATCGGCCAATGCTTGCGTCATGTGCGCCAAAGGATTCGTCGATGATCATCTCGGCGTAGTAGTCCGCTTGACGAACACGCGCCTGTGCGTATTGATCACGAAAACTTTCATTGCTATCAAGCCACCTGTAGATCGTTCCCGCTGGTGGCATATGCTCATCCAGCACCATTTTCCTTAGTGTTTCACCATGTGCGAGACGTTCACAAATCTCATCAGCTATTGCCTGAGTGTAAATTGTCGGTCTTCCTTGCTTATTTTTCGGTTTTGTAACTTCTTCGCTCATAATCTATTTGTAATGCTTGAAAATAAGTCTTGACGAGTTTTTAGTTATTGTTATTATCTCGGAAACCGAGGTGTTTATGCAGCTTGTTTCCTCGAAAGTAACAGTTCTGTTGCTATCATCTTCAATCATCGAGTTTCGCTGATTTCGATTTCCGTATGTTCTTCGTTTTTGGTTTTAACTTTGATTTGCCTGAAGTCAACTTCGATGTCTTCTGGTGAGTCATCTTGTATAAGTTTAGCGTATCGTAGTTCGTCGATAATTGGTTTACAGCCTCCTGCGTAGTTGTCGCAGTCGAGGGGTTTTGTGCTAAATCTCGTAATGCGGATGCGAGTGCGATTGCCGCTAATTGTTTTTGTTTTCGGTAGTGTGACCAGTGCTTGTTGAGTAGCGTGTTGAGTGACGGGGTTAAGTATCTTTGCAGGACGAGGTGAATACGATCCATCTTGGTTGAGTTGGTAGCCTTTAGCTGCGAGTTGATCTGTTGTCCAGTTCATTATTAGTCATTAACTTCAAAAAAATCATCATCAACTTGGCAGGAGTCAGAAAAACTAAAAAATTGATCTGTTATTCCAAGAGCATCACATACTGGATCGTATTCCCAGCTTGTGCTTTTTCTGTCAAAATCAACTTCATTATATTTTCCGCTTGCCAGTAACCCTTGTAGGATTACCAATGCGGTGTTCATGTATTTTTCTTTTTCTATTTTCATAATGTATTTATCATTCCCAAGTCCAAACGTCTGCTACTTCTGAAACATCTTCATATACTGAACTGTTTTCTTGGCAGGCTTTTTCAATTGCTAATTCCATAGCTTGTCGCGCAATCGCGCATTGGTGGCCTTCATCTAACAGGTCACTCGTCCATACTGCTGCCAATACTCTTTGGTCAGAAAATATTTCGATGAACATTTTTTTCATCTCATCGACATATTCATTTGCCAGGCAATTGCTGATTAGTTCGATTAGTTCTTCTTGTTTTTGTTTTTCTTCTTTTGTCATATATGTATTTATTGGTTATGAGAGTTCCTGTTTTATGTGATTACAAGAATGGTGTAAACTTTAACCAGAGATAGACCCGCCAAGGTTTGCTCCCCGCCACAATACCACGTTATTGCATCTCAAAGTATCAGTTGATATTATTTATATTAATTTTACTTTCTTTAAGAACATTTTTCAATGCCATTGCTAATTCATGCCCAATATCATCAAGTGTTCCAGAACAAAAAATGTCTCCAATTGATGATGCTAATACAAGAATAGAGGCTGATGTGTCATCAATTCCTAATTCTTCTTTAACTTCTTTAAACTGTTCAATATACCATTCACTCATAATCAAAAAGGAATTTCTTGATCGTCGTCGTCTTTCTTGCGTCCTTCATATTTAGGCTTTGCTGGCGCAGATTTGCCCTGTGGCGCGTTTTGATTAGCTTTGGGCTTGAGTGATAGGCTGAAGAACTTCTTGCCATCTTTTTTGCTCTCCTTGACCCATGCGTTGATGTAGTATTCTACACCTTCTACATTGATGCTGCCGTTGTAATCGGCGTGTGAGTCCTGTTCCTTGCGCTCGTTCTTGAAGAGTGATCCGCGATTGGTGTTATCGTATTCCATATTTATTGTTGTTCTGTTGTTGTTTGTGCTTGTTTCTGCTTCTGCCAGATTTCAACGCCTGTATTGGTTGAGACGAGGCAAATTTCTTTGTTGTTTCGTTGAGCGTCTTTAATGGCATTATCCATCATCCACTTTTCGTGTGGCAGTTTATATCCATTAGTTAGCGCAACGAATCCGTTTTGTTCTGCGTATTCAATTGTCATTGTTTTGTTTGGTTAAATCATTATCTGGCTTGTGGAGCTTGCATCCTCCTGAGTAGATGAATACACCTTCCATGCCCATGTAGCCTGCGCCATACTCGTTATCCATGACAGGACAAGTGCAACCTGCATCAATTGCCGCCTTGCTGCCGGGGTTTGGTTTATCAGATTGTTCCATTTGCTTGTCCAACCCAGAACGCAAAGTCCTTCGGCGATAGTGCGTCCTCTGTGCCTTGTTCAACGATTGCCCAAATTGCTTTGGCGCGTTCTCCTCCATCCAGTCCTTGCTCGATCTTGTCTTGAGCATCCGCGCCTTCTTGGAAGTCTTGTGGGAACTCTGCCATCAATCGTTCTGCCAGCGGTGTCATTGTAGTGGTCATATATATTTATTGAATGTGAAGAAATGTTTTTATTAGTTGTGAGCGGGGATAGAACCCGCTCGTTGGTTGATTAGCTATTCATCCATTCTTCAAAACTTTTTAGTGGTTCACCATTGCGTGTAATGTCTCCACCTTTCCCGTCATTTGCACACTCCAAATATGTTTTATATCTGTCATTCAATGTTCCGTTGTATCGAGTGATCGTGATTTGTGGTTGGAAGCTTCCGTCTTTGTTTATTCCTGTTTTCATTTGATGTATGTATGTATTTTTTATTCGCTCGGCGTTGTGCCTTGCTTGGGAATGAATCTACAGCATTGCTAAAACGGGTCAACATTATTTTCAAAAAAAGCATCCCA